ATCGGGTGTCGGGTGTCGGGTGTCGGGTGTCGGGTGTCGGGTGTCGCAGCATATGGCCGCGCTTCGCGGAGGGCAACCCTCATCGAGCATCAAGACACACTCAATTTGACGTGTGATGACATACCCTGCCGAAACACGCGTGCGATCGACGATGAAAATAGCCGCCCGCGTCCATGACGGAGCCGGCAGCGCCGATCCTGCCGCTGACGAAGCCCGCGGCGCTGACGTGCCGTTGATAAAACATACGGCGCTGGCGTTTCCATGACGAAGCCGTGGCGCTAATACGCCCGGCGGCGGAGAGGCGGACCTGAGACTTCCGCCCCTCCACGCGACGCTTAGTGTGAGTGGTGGTTGGCGTTGCCGCCCGCGTCCATGATGGCGCCGGCAGCGCCGATCCTGCCGCTGACGAAGCCCGCGGCGCTGGCGTGCCGTTGATAAAACTTACGGCGCTGGCGTTTCCCTGACGAAGCCGTGGCGCTAACACGCCCGGCGGCGGAGAGGCGGACCTGAGACTTCCGCCCCTCCACGCGACGCTTAGTGTGAGTGGTGGTTAGAGTTGCCGCCCGCGTCCATGACGGAGCCGGTGGCGCTGACGTTGCCGTTGACGGTGACGTTGCCCTGGATAGTCGCCGCCGTACCGACCATGTCGCCCTGATAGGTGAGCTTCCCCTGCACCAGCACATTGCCGGTGAAGGTTGTGTCGGGCGAGTCGACGGTAGCGCGCGGTGTTTTCACCACCACATCCGCCTGCGTTTCGATGACGATGTGCTGAATACCGCCATTGACCGTCAACGTGTGCGTCGCGCGATCGTAATAGAACGCCGCGCCGTCCGAGTAGGTGCATCCCCTGGCCTGCGCGTTATTGACCGGCGGCGTGTCGACGCTGGAGTAAATTGCGCCGAGGATCACGCCATCTTCCCCGTTGTCGTCCAGCAGCACCCGCACCTGTTCGCCGACATCCGGCAGCCAATAGTCCTTGTTGTTCTGCGTGTTGCGCTGCAACACCTCCAGCCAGGCGGTGCGCAAGTTATCGCATTCCGGCAGCCGCACACGGGCGCGCACGCCCGCGGCATCCACGGCACTCACCGTGCCGACGCGTAAAGATGTCATGATCCGCTTTCCTTGTGGGTAGGTTGAGTTGTATGGCCATCGCGGCGAGAGCGCGGCAGCACGTTGGCCTGACCGGCGGTCGTGTTGCGAGCGCCCAGTGAGACCGCATCGCAGGTGATCTCGTCGCTAGTTATCGCGATACGCCCTCTTTTTTCGTGGTTGGCGTCGCGGAGACAGACGGAAAGCCTGTCGAACCTGCTCGCCGCCTCTGCGCGAGCGCCCTGGGTGACCGCCCTGCGGGCGGAGTTGTGGCGGGTTCTCATCATGACGCGCCCTCTTTTTTCGTGGTTTGCGTCGTGCTGCCGTCGGGGTGATAGACCGACAGCGTAGAGGATTGCCCGGTCGTCGCCTGGCGAGCGCCCTTGGTAACCGGACCGCGGACAATCTCTAGTTCGCTGACGTAACCGCCGTCGCGCGTGAGCGAATGCCGTACCTGATTCAGCAACCAGTCGCCGGAAAAGCGGCCGAAACCGCTCAGCGAAATCTTGTTGCCGGCGACCAGCGAGGTGGCGCCCATCAGCGTCAGCTGCCCGCTCTCCTGCTGTTCATTGTGCTGATCCAGCGCCGCGGTGGCCTTCACCTCCGCCGTGTCCTTATTGGTCGTGCGGCTGTTGACGTTCAGCGTATCCGCGCTGGTCGCGCTGTCATCGGTGGACTGCGTCCCGTCGGCCTTGTAGGTCACCAACTGCTTCTTCGCCGGGTCTTGATGCTTGATCTTCGCCCCATCGTATACGCGGTTGATGGTGTCGCGCATCGAGAAGCTGGCGACGTCGTTGCGGGTGAGCGTCTTCACCGGCTCCTGGCTGCGCAGCGCGCCGAGATGCGAGAAAATCAGCTGGGTGTTGGTCACCTTGACCGCGTAGCCGTACTCGCTGGCCAACCGTCGCAAAAAAGCGACATCGGTTTCCGCGTACTGCGTGATGCGGTCAAACGTAATCGGCGCGATGCTGCCCACCAGCGCCAGCTTATGTTTTTTGGCGATGCGGTTGGCGATCGCCGCCAGCGTCGTGCCCTCAAATCCCCGGCTGGACTTAGTGCGCAGCGCGGTTTTGACCGAGGTCGCCACCCCGCGCATCGACACCGTCGAGGGCGGCGAGCGCACTTCGATCTCGTCGATGCTGAAGGCGCCGCAGTCCCGCAGGGTGTCGCCGCGATAGCCGAGTTTGAGCGACAGGGTGTCGCCTTTTCCCGGATACCAGGCGTCTATCCAACGCCCGTCGGTGTCGTCCAGCTCCACTTCCAGCGTGTCCGACTCGTTTTTGATGCCGTCGGTGTAGGTCAGCCGCGTGACGTAAGGCGCGATATCGTTGGTGATATCTTTTTGCAGATACCACAGCGTGAAAATCGGCTGCGGCACCTCGCGGTTGGCCGCCGACGCGGCCGGTTGAGCAATTAACGTAGCCACGGCGGCGTCTCCTCCGTCAGCACGACGTCAGCCTGTTCAATCACCGGGATCGACAGCATGATGCCGGAAGCCAGCACAGGCGTGACGGCCACGTGCGGATTGGCGGCGATGATGCGGTCATAGCCCAGCGGATCGCCGTAGTAACGGTAGGCCAACGCGTCCCAGCGCTCGCCCTGCGTGGTGATGTGCTCGATAAACATCAAATCCTCCTCGTCGTGATAGCGGCGGTCAGCGAACTGACGACCGGCGCGACTTTCTCCAGCGTGTCGCTGGCGGCGCTGAGCTGCGTGGCGACCACGTCCAGCGCAGGCGACAGGTCGTCGAGGGTACTGACGTTAATCCCCGACAACGCCTTGTGGGCGCTCTTCACAAAGGTAATGGCCTGATCCGCCGCCTTCGCCACCCGGTTCACTTCCGGGAAGGTCGCGGTGACCGCCGCCAGCGCCGGCACGGCTTTCTGCAACGGTTCGACGGCGGTGCCGATCTGGGTGAGCAGCGTCGGTACCTGTCCCAGCGCCTGCGACGGATTGCTCTTCATCTTCTGCACCGTCTGCACCACCGCGGAGACGTTTTTCACCACCGATTGCGCGGTGCGGACGTAGCCCACCGCCGTGCGGATCGCGCTGGCGATGCCGGACGCGGCGGCCGTCGCCGTCGCCACCGTCTGGCTGTTCGGCACGCCGGTATTCACGGCGGGGGGCGCCAACGGATTTTTCGGGTCGCCGACATACTCGCGCAACGTCACTTCCGCCGTCAGCGCCAGCACGTTGCCCGACTTGTCGGTCTGCTGACTGGTGGCGCGCACCTGGGTCAGCACGAACCAGCCGCGATAGTCGCCGTTGCCGAAAACCAATGCCTGCGCCTGATGCGACCGCAGCAGAGTGCGCAGTCGCGCCAGCTCGACGTCCGGCGTACAGAACATCTGGTTGAACACCAGACTGATGCTGATCTCATCCAGCTTTTCGCCGATAAACTGCAGGCCCGGTTTGCCTTCAATGCGAGCGTGTTCGGCGTAATCCGCGCCGAACTGCGCTTCAAAGCCGTCCCAATAGGCGATCAGCTCGAATTCGATATCTCCCAATACGGCAAACATTATGCGTACCCCCGGCGTTGTTGCTGTTCCATCACCTTCTGCATCATTTTTTCCAGTTCATGCAGGCTCAGATTGAGCGCATTTTTAATCTCCGGCGTCGCCGTCGCGGGCTGGCCGTTAACATGGATGGTCGGCGCGAACGACAGCTTCAGCCCCTCGCCCGCGTTTGTCTTCGCGTTGGCGCTAGCGCCCGTCGCGGGCAACTGCGGCACATCGGCCTCGGTCTTGCGGGCCGGCGGCGGCGTCACCACGGTGTGTTCACGTTTGGTGATCGTTTTGTTCGAACTCTTGTCTTTGTCTTTGTCTTTGTCTTTGTCTTTGTCTTTGTCTTTGTCTTTGTTTTTGTCTTTGTTTTTGTCGTCGTCCTCCGCCTCATCGTTAAACCAGCGGCTAACGCTACTGCCCAGCCTCGATACTAAGCTTTTCAACTTCTCCCATTTCTCCGTGATGCCCGAGATTAACGAGCCGATCAGTTTGCTGCCGAACTCACTGAAGCTGCCGGGCAGCTCCACGCCGAAATAGCTCATAACCCCCGAGAACAGCTTGTAGAAAATGCCGAGCGGCGACCAATCCACGAGGATTTGGGTCAGGCGGCCGATGCCGCCGCTGAAATTCGTTTTCAGCCCCTCCCACAGCTCGGAGGCCCACTGGCTGAGCGAGCTGCCGAAACCGCTGAATACGGCTTTGACGCTCTCCCATTTTCTGCTGATGGCCGACGATAACGCGCCGATCAATTTGCCGCCCGCTTCGCTCAGGTTGCTCGGCAGGTTGATGTTGAAATAGCGAAGTACGGCGGCGAACAGCTTATAAATGATGCCGATTGGCGACCAGTTGAGCAGCAGTTTGCCCACGCCGCCGATGCCGCCGCGGAAGGCGTTTTTAATGTCTTCCCAACGCGCGCTGAACCAGTTGCTGATCGGCTCCCAGTAGCGGTAAATCAGGTAAGCCCCGACCGCGATGCCGGTAATCAGCAGGCCGATGGGCGTCATCAACAGCGCGCGGCCGAACACCATCACCGCGCGACCGGCGATCGACAGCCCGCGCCCCAGCGCGCCGCCGAAGCGCATGATGCCGGATTGCGCCACGGTCAGGCCGGATCGCACCCACCCCGAAACCGCGCGCATTCCGCCCATGATCGCCCGGCCGGCCGACGTCATCCCGTTCTTCAGCGCGCCCCCAAAACGGGAGGCGACGGACTGCACCCGCGTCAGGCCCGATTGCAGCAGGTCCAGCGCATTGCGCACCCCCTCAGTCACGGCTTTGAAGACGGAGAACGCCTGTCGGGCCACGACGACAGCCTGAATCAGGCCGGGATGCAATTGGAGCCAGCGGGAGAAGCCGTCCAACACCGGCATCACGGCGTCGCCGATCGCCATCAGCGCCGGCGCGAGCGCCTCGCCCACGCTGAGACTCATGTTATTGGTCGCCACCTGCATGTGCTGCCACTGGCCCTTCAGCGTATTGTTTTGCGCCGACGCATCGCGCGTGGTCGTCCCTTCCGCCTCCGGGCTGAGCATCGCCTGCTTGCTCTGCTGATAGCCGTTCCAGTTCTGACGCATGTTGAGCAGATGCGTCACCGCCTGGCTGTTGTCGAAGACCTTGGACAGCCCGGACTTCGCCATCAGGCGCTCCTGCGTGGACATGTCGCCTTTCGCCACGGCGGCCTGCCACTCCTGCTTGAATTTTTCGCCTTTGTCGTCAATCAGCCGTTGGCCGATCATCAGCGAGGCTTCGTAAGTGGAGAATCCTTGTTTGATGTAGTCCGCCATCGAGGCCTGATAGTTCACGCCCGCCGACGCATAGCGCTCGCCGATGTCGTTGCTGTTGACGGTGTCCAGCCACCCTTTGAGATTGGCGACAGCGGTGTCGTCGCTGCCCGACGCGGCTTTGCCGACCGCCAGACTGGAGACAATCTGGCTCAGCGCCTCGTCCCCGGTGATGCCATTCTGTTCGAAGCCGCGCGCCAGACCCGGCAGCGCCGACGACAGCGAGGCCATGTCGAGGTTGCCCGTTTTCGCGCCGGAGAGCATGTGGTCAAACGCGCCGGTGACGGCCTGTTTACCGTCAAACTTCATGGTATTGAAAGCCGCGCCCATGCGCGCCATCTCCTGAATATCCGCCTGCGTGGCCGCGGCGGCCGTGCCGACGATGCCCAGCAGATCTTTGCCCTGCATCGGGTCAACGCCGCCTTCGATCAGCGTCTCCAGCCCGGCCGTCAGGGTAGACTGCTGCTGATTCGTTTGTAGGGAGAACTCCCGCAGCGCGGCGGCAATCTGTTGTTCCTGCGAGTCGGACAACCCACCGCTGACGGTGATATTCCGCAGGCTGGCCTGCTGTTCCGCGTAGGCCTTGACCGCTTCCACGACGGGGGCCGCCGTCTCTTTGATGTCGGCGATGGACTCCGACAAGTTCGTGCTCGGCGCTTCACTCGGTTGGGACAGCTCTGCGTATTTTTCGGCGAGCGCTTGCAGCTGGGCTTGCTGCGAAATCAGGGTGTCCTGCATGCGTGCGACGTCGTTCATGCCGTCGTTGAGCCGGTGAAAGTAGCGGGCGCTCTGACTCGCGGCCTGCGCCATCGACTCCATCACCCGTACCTGCGACATCATCATGCGCTGATACGTCTGGTCGAATGACGCTATCGAACGGCGGAATTCCAGCAGCGACTGCCGAAACGCGGCGGCTCCGCTGGAGGATGCATCGAAGTTGGCCATAATCGTTCTATCCTTAAGCCAATGAAAAAAAGGGATCGCGAGAGGGATAAAGGTGCGCCCGGCCGGGCAGGAAGGGAAAACGACCGACGTTGGCCGCGGACTGTGAACGGCCCGCGCGGCGGCGACTAAGGCGGGGGTCGGACGGACGCGGAAGCCACCTTCCGTTTCGTCCGACGCCGCGCGGAGCGTGTCTTGGTATTCCCTCCTTCAGTCGCCGTGCTCACGTTTAATCTGGTCCCTGGCCATCTCCAGCCAGTCTTCCAACTCGTCGATCGTTAAGTTATTCAGCTCACTCGGCTGAAACCGAAACCACCTCGCCAGCAGCGCCTGTGCTTCCATCAGTCCCTTCGGACTTAGCCACGCCAGACAGTTTTTGAAATCGTTTGGACAGCTCCATGAAGTCGGCCAGATCCATTTCGTCCAGATCTTCCGGCACCATGTTGCTGGCGCGGGCCAGCAGCAGGCTGTCCCAGTCGGAGGCGTTGTCGGTCAGTTTCATGACCGCTTTCAGGTCCTTAGCCTTCAGGCGGCGCAGCGTCAGTTCAGTCAGACGCTCGCCGGCCGGCGTGGTGTAAGGAAACTGCAACAGGTACTTTTCGCTATCGGACATCGTGTGCTCCAGAGTGTGATTGGGGGCTAGCCGCAACGGCGGGTAGCCGATATTCGTGATAAAAGGTCGGCGTTTCACCGACGTTCGTGTTCGTTTGTCTGCTTTAGACGACCTGCGCATTCCGTGTGCCTTCGCCTATGGGCGACCGAGTCGAACGGCGCGTTCTGTCGCGCTTTCGTCGGTCGGCGTCGCCGCGCGGCAAAGAAAAAACCGGTAGTAATAAAAAGACCGGTCGGCGCAATCGTGCTGCTCGCCAAAACAGGTCGGTTCTCGGAAGAACCAGGGTGCCTGCCCGGCCAAAGCCGTGCGGCACATGTTTGCTTAGGACGGTCGGGCCGCCGTAAAGGCCCGCCGCGACCGTGGGTGTCGCCTGGTAGAGACGTCCGAAAAATTCGCTGTCGTTCCCAGGCGACGCGGCATTAGCCGCCGATATTGGTGCGGTAGTCGCTCAGTTGATCGACGCCGTTGACCATGAAGATGTTGGCCAGATAATCCAGCTCAAGGATGTCTTCGCCATCCATCACCTGTTTGACGTAGGTGCAGTTGAAGCTGGAGCTGAACTCCGCGTTCTCGTGCGGTTTGAAGGTGCCCAGCGGGTTCTTCTTAAACATCACGGTCAGGTAGGTGATCATCGGCACTTCGTCGACGCGGCCCTGCGCGGTGTAGCGTTCCACGCTGGAACGGCACTGCAAGGACAACGCGCTGTACGGATTGGCCGTGGCCAGCATCGCTTCGCGGTAGAAGGAGTTCCATTTGATCTCCCCTTCCAGCTTGTCGAACCCGGAAGGCAGTTCGATTTTGCCCACCATGCCGAGCGCTTTGTGCTCCTGCATGGTCATGCTGATGTCCGGCAGTTTGATTTCTTCCGCACGGCCCAGCAGATTCGATCCGTTCAAATAAATATTCGCATTGGTGATGCGATTGACTTCGATTTTAGCCATTAGCTATTCCCCTTCAGCGTCACCAGATATTCGGAGGTGATCTCGGATTCGTAAGACAGACGTTCCAGCGGCGGCGGCGGCGTGAACTTGTAGCTCAGCAGCACGTGGCCTGCGGCCAACTCGGTTTCTTCGTTGCGCGCGGCGTCGTACCAGCACTTGAAGCCCAACAGCGCGCCATTGCCGATCAGCGTACGGCCATAGGCGTTGACGGATTCGGTCAGCGCGTCGATCAGCGCCTGGCTAATCGGCTGGTCGATGAACTGGGTGCTGAAGTAGCGGATGGATTCGTTGATCACATCGGCGGTGCGACGCACGTTTTCGAAGTTGCGCATGTGGGTCACGGACGGCCAGGCCGCCTGACGGTTGCCCCACAGACGCAAGCCGCTGCCGTAGCTGTTGAACACCGTGGTGATGCCCTGTTCGTTCAGCAGGTTCACTTCGCAGTTCGGGTCGTCGATCATGGCTGACAGCTGGCGTTCCACGCCGGTGATGCCGGAGATCTCCTGGTTGGAGCTGCTCCACCAGTAGCCTTTCTCGTTGTCCACCTTGGCGCGCAGGCCGGCGGCGCGCTGAGACAGCGGCTCCAGACGTTCGCTGTTGGTGTTCGCGTCGTAGACTTTGACGTGCGGGTAGCACAGCTTCACGCGGTCAGAGCTGGTGTTGAAGTTGATGGTGCCAGTCGGTCCGCGGCCGCTGATGGCCTGCTGGAACGTGGTGCCGATCGGCGCATCGACATAGGCGACGGCGCCCAGTTTGTCGGCCAGAGAGACCAGTTCGGTCACGATGCTGGTCTGCGTGCAGTACACCGGCGCAATCAGGATCTTCGCGAAGAAGCCGAAGGCGTTGTAGGTGTCGTTCAGCAGTTTCATGCCGGTGCGGTTGCCCGCCTCGTTCACGCTGCCGATGATGTCGGCGGCGGTGACTTTCGTCGGGTCGGCGAAGTCGTAGCTGGCGATCACGGTGCTGCCGCTGTCGATGTTGGTGCCGACGCGGGTGATTTTCCCGGTCTGCGCATCCAGCGTGTAGTCCTGACCTTCCACGTACGGCTGAGCGTCGTCGCTCTTACGCAGCACCAGGTTGGAGACCACCGGGTTGACCAGCTGGGCGACGCCCGTGCTGTCGAACGTGACGGAGGCATTGCTGACCGAGGTCTTGTGTTTTACCGGGTCGAGCACGTTGATCACCAGCACCGTACCGGCGCCGTGGTCGTAAATGGCGTCCAGCGCCTGCGGGATGGTGAATCCGCTGACCTGCGAGCCGAACTGGGCCGCGTTGGTTTCCGACACGCACAGCGTGACGTCGTTGACCGGCCCCATGGGCGCGGTGCCGATCAGGCCGATGACCGCGGATTTAACGGTCTTAATCGGGCGAGCGCCGGTTTCGACCTCAACGGTTTCGACCCCATGCAGATAGTTAGCTGCCATGGTTTACCTCATTGTTAGTAGTGGTAGAAGCGCTGTTTTCCAACGGTTGCAGAAAGCCCAGAGCGACCAACGTTTTCACGTAATCATGCTCGGCGGGCAGTTCCACCTCATGCTGGGGAAACAGCAGCACTTCGGAGCCATCAGCCAGCGTGACGCCGCTGGTCGGGCCGTTGTAGCGGTATTTCATGTTTCGCTTTCCTTGTGAGTGACTTGTGTGAGTAATGGCCCGTCGGGCAGCGACGCGTCTTCGGTCTGCAGCGTTTCCGCGGTGAACCGGAGCGTGTAACGCCACAGTCCATCGCTGCTGCCCTTGCCGACGACCGTCTCTTTCTTCAGCCGGATTTTGCGGCTGCAATTCGGGAGCCGAAGCCCGCACAGCACGCGCCGCAGCGCGTCCAGTACGGTCAGCGCCCCGTTTTGTCCGCTGGATTCGCGGCACACGACGGTGGCGCGCAGCTTGACAAGCTGCGTTTGCAGCACGATCCCGCACTCCTCCGGCTTGCGAAACGCAGAGCCGGCGTAGCGCACCAGAATCGCGCCGTCAGGATGGCTGAGGACGTACTCAGCCGGTTTTCCGGGGAAAGATTCCACCTGCAAGCCGGGAAAGGCCTCGGCAATCCGGGCAACCACGGCATCAATCATCGGTGAGACGTCCATTACGCGTTCCCCCGCACGGCGCGGCGGCATAGGCCGTTCGTCGTCTGAGCGCCGCAGCGCTCAGATGCCGGAAGAGCGTCGCCGCGCCGCGCGGTACGCGTTGTGAACTGAACAAATTGAATCGACTGCATGACACCGTCCTGTTTTCGTAAACTGAGGTCAGTATCGCGGGAAAGGGGGCGCAGGGCTTTTAACCCTATTTAGAAACACATTGGACATCAATAAGTTGCAATCTTTCTCCGCATTGTGGTCCGCTGCGGTGCGCGCGCCACTGCGTCGCGGAGCCGGCAAGAAAGGCGATAATTCGTGGTATGAAGTTGAAGTTGAAGTTGGAGGTTTGGAAATGGGGAGTCTGGATTCGGAGGTTCGGGGTTCGGGGTTCGGGTTTGGCGATGGGCGATGGGCGTTGGGCGTTGGGCGTTGGAAGTTAACGGTTCGGATAGGAGAAAAGTGATCAATGGAAAGTGGCGGCAGCAGAATTTGAGATGTCGGGTACAGACGACAACCCCCGCGCTAAAGGCGACACCGATATCCCGCCGTCGGGTGCGGACGACAAAAGCCCGCGCAAAAGGCGACACCGATATCCCGCCGTCGGGTGCGGACGACAAAAGCCAGATAAACACATCGGGATTGGCTGCTGGGGAATAGCAACTCTGGAAGGAGAGGAGTGAGATCGCTGCGTCATAAAAGCGTCTCCGCCCTGAAGAGGACCCGCGAAGACGCTTGGTTTAGTCGTGCCAATATTTGGTGGGGTGGGCGATGCCGGGCAGGCTGTCGACCGTGTAGTCGACCAGATCCGCGCCAAGGCGGGTCAGGGTCACGGTTCCACTGCCGTACGGCTCCGGCTTGACCGAAATCGTATGGCTTTCGGTCAGATAGTCCAGCGCCCTACGCAATTCGGGCGCTGTGACATCGGGATATATCCCGCGAATCACCTCCAGCAGAAAAAACAAGCTGACGGGATACGGCCGCGCACGGCTTAGCATCACCAGGACATGCCAACGCATGGACTCCTGACGCAATCGAGACATCTCCACCGCTAGGTTCTCCCATGCTGTTGCACCAGCTCCAACTTGTTGTAAAGCGCGTCGAGCTTGGCTTCAATCACCGTCTGTCCGCGAATGTAGTCCTCGCGGCGCACATAGTTCAGCGGCAAATCGGCCTTGAACGCCATAAATTCGCGCTCCAGGCTATTGAGGTCGCCCATACTGGTTCTGAAACTGGTGTCCAGCGCCATAAATTGCTCGGCCTGACGCTTCTCCATTTGGGCAAAAAACATTTTCGCGACCGCGAAAACAAAGCCCATGAAGGAGAGAAGCAGACCAACCAGCGTCCAGAATTCAATCTCGACCTTCATTTTTCCAGCCCCGCGATATAGTCCAAAAGCCCATTCACCTGGGCGGCGAGCCGTTGATAGGCGGCGCCGATTTCAGTGGCGTGAGCGAGGAGATCGCGTTGGGCGACGCCGGAATCGCGTAGCCGGGGATCAACGGCGGCAGCGGCTCCGGACGCGCCGCTAACGCCGCGGACAGCGGCGGCGGCGTTTCCCGCATTGGCGGTGCGGGGAAACAGGCCGAAGGCGGCGTTGTACTGCTGCACGAAGCCAGCAGTAAACACGCACTCGATAGCGTGACTCTGGCCGCGTTCATCTTGCCAACGATGGGTAACATCATCAATTTTCCTTTGTAGCTGTTGATGGGTACGACGCAGGTCGGACACGGTGGCGAGATAGCGTTTTTCCGCCTCCGCCGCTGAAACAACCTGCTGTTGATAGCGCTGCTGCCAGACCGTCAGGGCCTGGTTATCTTCTTCGGCCTGCGCCAGCAGCGCCTGCTCGTGACGGTTTTTCAACTCGCTCAGCGCGAGTTCGCCGTCGCGGGCGGCCTGAGCGTGTCCGCGCGTATAGCCGTTGTCGTACAGGCCCCAGGCCAGCAGCAGCACGAGTGCGAAAGCGCCGAGCCAACGCCAGGGGATCAGATTAGTGAACACAGCTGGCGTCTCCCCATGTCGAATAGCGCGGCGCCAGCTCCTTCAGGATGCGCTGCGGATAGTGGCGATTTTCGCGGAAGTTGGCCGCGCTGCGGCCCGCGTTGACGTTTTCGACGTGGGAGAACCAGCGCTGGCCGTTCAGCCCGCGCTTCTCCGCCAGACGCCGGTCACGCTGCACCCAGCCGAGTCCGCCGTTGTAGGCCGATAGCGTCATCGCCATACGTTCGCAGGCGCTGTCGCCGCTTAAACGTTCCCACAGCCAGCGGTCGTACTGCGTGAGCGCCCGGATGGCCCAGCTTGGATTAAAGGGTTGATTAGTCTTGAGTTCGGGCATGATGCCGCTGAACCAGTCGGCGGTGGCGGGCATAAACTGCGCCAGCCCCTGCGCGCCGACGGGCGACACGGCCTGCGGATTCCAGCCGCTCTCCTGATGCAGTTGGGCGGCGAGGTCGGCCACCGGGGCTGACAACCCCCACTCTAGCCGGGCACTGCGGATCAGCTCGCTGCGATAGCGCTGCGCGGCGGCAGGCACCTTGTCGTCGGCATGAGCGAAACGCGGCACTCCGCCCCACGACGCCAGCAGCAGCGCGGACATCAGCAGGCCCACGGTTTGTGGCGACAGCATGATTACAACCCCGTCGCCACAGACAGACACACGGCCGCGACGATGATCGCGCGGCGCAGCAGTACGGCGGCAAAGATCAGTTCACAGCCGGCCCGCACCGGATAATGCCCGCGCGCCATCTGCTCCGGATCGTGCTCCAGATACTGCCCCAGCGAGGCTTTCGGGAACAACGAACGATCCAGCCAGTAGCCCAGCACCGCCGCCAGCGTAATCAGCGAGATCTTGTAGATCACCACCGACAGTTGCTGCGGCGATACCAGCGCAATCAGCCCGAGCAGCAACACCGCCGTCAGTTGCCAGCCCAACAATCGTTCCAGCCGCATGATGCGGCGTTTTTTACTTTGCATAACAGTCTCCTTGAGAAGTGAAATGCACACAGCATTACGGAGACGATCGGGGGGTGATTGTAAACGAGATTATAGCGTCCACTGCCTTGCAAGCCGCGTGGCTCAAGGGCTGGCGCTTATTTAAGCGGGGAAAAATGCGACAGAGGATTCAATGCAGCGCAGCGGGAAACGCGCAGAGTGCGGCCCGCCGCCAAAAGGCGACACT